ACCTTTTTTACCTACAACAATTTTACCATAAGTATTAGGATCCAATTTTTCTCTATATAATTTTTCTTCAGTTTTATTAGCAACAAATACATGAATTTTATTTTTAGGAACACCACCTCTTTTTAAAGTAGGTAATGTTTTTTTAGTAACTTCATCATATCTTTTGTAAGTAGGAATGGCAACAACATAATCACTCATTATATAATATAAAAATATTTAAATTATTTAAGAATTTATATAATTATTTAAGAACTTTTAACAATATTTTCAAGAATTTTAATTTTAGATTTTAAAGAATCTATTTCTCTATTTTGTAGCATAATTTTTTTTCTAAGTTCTCTATATTTATTATCATTAAATGTTGTAACTTCTTCATTATTTAAAGGTTTATTNTTAATTTTATTCATAATATTATCAATATCTTCACATTCTATTTTATATAATTGATTTTCCATATTATATATATAAAATATATAAATATATTGAATATAACAAATGAACAATGTTTATAATAGAACATTTATAGCATCATCAGAGATATTTTCAGGTTTTAAAATAAATATAGATATTAGAACAATAAATAATTTACAAGATATAGTAGATATATTTTTAATAAAATTAAAAAAAGTATTAGAATTAAATAATTTTGAAGTATTATTAGATAAATTAAAATATGGAAATTCATGGCATATACATACTCATACATTAGAACAAATATTAATAGGGGATTCTAATAGTGTTTATTATGTATGTAATCATTGTAAATAATTCTATTCACAGAATAAATTTGAAATATTTATTTATATTTATTCATAATTCAATAGTTTACTTGCTTTAGCGAACGAACTAACGATATAAATACTTGAACGTTTATACATTTGCGTGGAAAATATGTATCCAACACTCTTGTTGTTGATCTCACAGTACTATGGAGCAGTTCTACCAGTGGAGCTGGTCAAGCGACTGATTCTGATGTCGCGTCCGGTTCTTCCATTCAAGGAAGACCTTATTAGTACTAGATTTAGTAGGGTGTGGGACAAGAGGTTGAGACGCACGTATGACCCGACTGGCGTGGGATTTGCCCCATTGGCGAGGATCTACTCGATGGAACGAGCAATCCAGAAAGCTGTTCTGGAGATGGGTCTACCGTGTCGCCCTATGTCTTGGGAAGGGGAGCGAATGACTGCTGAAGAAGCAATTGCTGTACCGAGGAGATCCGCACTACTAGAGAATGCAAGATGACACGCACGCAGCGAGACTCACAGGTTTCTTCTGATTTGAAAGTTCTCACAATAGAATATATGAGAAAATTGGTTGAAATTCCTCGATTTGTCCATATGAGGAATCTTATAAATTTTGATGGGGTATGGGTAAAGTGTCGGCGAACATTCCATCCGGCGGCTGGAACAAAAACTAGGAGTTACTATCTTGTGGAGAAGTTTGTAGTGATATGTGATACATCTGAATGGGAAAACATGTATCCAAATTTATATGGACAAGATGGATGGTGTTGGGATCCGAATGAAGATGAATAAAATCAAAAACAAAAAAAACAATATAAAATTAAAAGACAAAAAATATTTTTTTTAAAAATATTAATATATATAATGAGTGTAGAGTATTATTTGGTAAAAAAAGAAAATATTTAAAAAAAAGAATATATATAATATAAATATATAATGCAAATCTTTATTAAAACTCTAACAGGAAAAACAATTACACTTGAAGTAGAAGCTTCCGATACAATTGAAAATGTAAAGGCACAAGTTCAAGATAAAGAAGGAATTCCACCCGATCAACAAAGACTTATTTTCGCAGGAAAGCAACTAGAAGATGGTCGAACTCTTGCTGATTATAACATTCAGAAAGAATCAACTCTTCATCTAGTTCTTCGCTTGCGATAAATTTGTAAATAATTCTAATAGTTGATATATATCTGGTCTTTTTTTATATTTTAAATCAATACATTTTCTAAGAACTTTTTCTAGTTCTGGATTTTCACCTTTTATAATTCGTAATGATTTTAATACTTCATTACGAACTATGTTAAAATCATCAATATTCTTCTTAAATATATGTCCGGTCCACAATTCTATTAAAGTTACACCGATAGAATATATATCTGATTTGTGATTTAATATTCCTTCTTCTTGTTCGGGTGCATAAAAACCAGTAGTTCCAACTATGTGGGATGTTTTATCTGTTTTTGGTTTATATTTACATGTTCCATAATCTATAATTTTTACATATAAATTTTCACCATCATCATGAATCACAAGATTATGAGGTTTTAAATCAGCATGAATAATACCTAAATTATACATAGATTTAACAGCTTTTAATACGGATATGGCAATACTGACTTTAACTTCTTCATTCATTGTGTAATTCCATACGGTTTTACCAATATGCATATTATAGTTACTCCGTGATATTTCACCTGTTTCTCTACCATTATTAATAGTAATTACTGCGTATTTATCTTTATTAATGTAGTGATGTAAACTACCAGAATTAACATAATCCATTATAAGATAATAAGTAGTTTTATCTTCATTGTAAGAGTAACCATATATTTTCAACATTCTTTCTGAATAAGCTTTTGATCCAATATATAATTCGTTAATAAAATTAGTATCTAAATCACCATCTTCATCAATAATATATTCTTTTATGGCGACTATATTCTTTTTATATTTTCCTTTATAAACTGCTAAATTAGATCTATCAATTTCATCCTCAATAATAAGTTTATTGAAGTCAATGTACTTGTAATCAGACAATTTGTCCATAGTTTCATAAAAAAAATTTTTTTTAAATGTTTCAAATTTATTATTAATATTAAGACTACTTAAAACTCACGTACAACCTTTGCTAGAAACTCTTCGGGTGTGTGTGTGACACGACTTTCTCCTCTCATAATACCTACTAGGACATAGCCCGCGAACAAATCGTAGACCGGATTGAAACATTCTGTGAGAGACTCTACATTTTTCTTAAAGAACTCCCAAGCAGGTAGAATATCCTTGGGAATCGAATCCACATCAAAATCGGACGTGTGCACAAGACCACTTTGGAAGATGTCTACCGGTTCACGAAGAGCTTCCTCATCACCAGAGATAGCTTGTAGAATAATGTTCATATCAGTAAGACACTTGATAGAACCGTCGCGGTCCTTCAATGTGACACCATTCTTGACTAGGGTGTCGCAGTAATTCACAGCGGCTGACTCACAACTCTTGACATTGAGACAATGTCCTGTATCATTGATAAGTTGTTCCATTCCGCGGAGATCAGATACATTCACACCGAGAAGAGATTGAGCCATAAGCATTACGGATTTGTAGTTAGCTCCGCGTCCGGCGGCCGGATTAACGAGGCCTTCTGCGAACTTATTCGCCGGATGCGTAGGAGACATGCGACCATATGCAAGCATAAATGCTGTGAACACAATGTTGTCGCTGAATGCGCCTGTGAACTTTGAGACGAGTGCGTCATTAAATCGCATTTTTGCCATATGCTCGGAAGGGATATCAACGAGCTTACCTTGTGCGTGAAAGCGGTCAAGAATAGCCTGAGCACCTACCTTATTGAAGGATTCGCGTGCACCTTCTGGAGTGATGTAGTCGCCCGCAAAGACATATTTCTGATTGACAGAAAGATTGCTTCCAGTATATCCGCCCATGGGAGCGATTTGGAGAACATAGTCACACGACACACTTTCGAGTGCGGCGTAATCTGAGATAGTGAGATAAGACACGCTGGCGGTCATGTCCTTAATGATAATGTGTTCATATTCGCGGATCCACGCTGCGATAGCGTCGGCGGCAGTGACACCATCAGCTCCCGTGAAAACGAAAGTGATATCAAGATATGATGGATGGTTAGCAGCGGAAAGCTGACTAAGATAAGTCATCAAAAGAGCATCGTCGGTATCCTTGACACCGAAGTCAGTGAAAACGTGGATGATCGGAGATGCCATGATATATTTGTTGCGATACGAGTTTTGCGATACGAGTTATTTGCGATACGAGTTCTGCGATATAAAGCAGAGATTTCTTTGTTATACAATCAAGAACAAACAAAATCAAATTTATTTAAGATCAAATTAGTCTTCTTTACTTGGTAGAACAGAATCATCACACTCTGAACCTTCATCATCATCATCAGAATCAGAACCAACTAAATGATATAATACTCTATCTTTATTAGAATCATCATTAGGAGAATACATATAAGTTAAATCAACTATGATATCTTTTAGTAAATCTCTGTCAAGGGTAAATAAGAAATTTTCTTTTACCATATTCATATATGTTTCAATCATACTATCAATATCGGTAATTTTGATATCGTTATCTTTAATATATTTTGGTAAGATAGTGTGAATATTATCAGCATTAACTTGAACAATTTCCATTTATACATACATATATTTTATTTTATTAATATTTAAACTAATTATAATATTTATTACAACTATTTGATACATTATAAGGAGGTATTAATTTTCTTCTTTTATAAATACTGTTCATACAAATTCCATATTTATTTTTATATATTTGTGATTTCTTTGAATATTTTTTCTTTAATGTTTTAATACATTTACAATATTTTTTATTTAATTCTTTTTCTAAAATTTTATTATCTTTTTTTGATATTTTTTTTGTTTGTTTTTTTTCAATAAGTAATTTATATTTATCTTTACTTAATTTACTTTTTAATAAATATTTTTTTTTAGATTGTTTTTTAGGCATTATAATATATTATATATAATATATGAATATAATATTAATAATTATATTAATTAATATAATATTAATAGTGTCATTAAAATATAGTATTTATTTGGCACTATTCTTTTTAATAATGTTGAGTGTGTATATGATTAAATTTTATTATAATATAGATAATGTGTTAGAAGGATATACAAATAAAAGTAATTTTGAAGAAGAATATAGGAGAAATTTTTTTAAATTATTAAACAAAAATGTTAAAACAGAGTTGAATGAGAATATATTATTTAATAGTATTATGGGTAATTTTAAAGAATTAATGAAATTATTAAATGTAAGAGATGATGTAGTTCCAGTAAATCAGATGTGTAAAGGAGAATTTAGTGATTGGAAAAAGTGTTCAAAGACATGTGGGCGAGGAAAGAAGACAAGGCGATTTAATGAATTACAAAAAGCAGGTAAGACAGGTATAAAATGTATATATGAAAATGGGCAAGAACAATCCGAAGAATGTTTTGAAAGAATATGTAATGATGGTGACAATTGTGAGGATGATATTGATTGTTTAAGTGGGTATTGTGATAGAGATAGAAAAACGTGTTCATATAGAAATATGTGTTCAATAAGTCAGACTCAAAATTGTAATTTTCAAGAATGTAAGGCATTAAATGATGAATTTGGAGAATATTCATATAATTTAGAAAAAAATAAATGTGAAAATATTAGAAAAAACGGTTATTTAGTGAAAGATGCCATTGGTGTTGGTGAAACAAGAGACATATTTAAAGAATTAAATAATTTCATAGAAGATTATAATATTAAATATTCTGAAGAACAGATGAACTCAGCGAAGGTATCATTATGTCGAAATTTAGATTTATCAAAAGGTGTTACTAAATGTAGCAAATATAATAAAGAAGAACAAAATTGTAATCAATCATGGCAATATAGTCCTAGTGGATCATTTTCAGATGAAATAAACAATATTAATAATAACAAAGTAATTCCATGTTTTTATGATATATATAATAAACAATGTCTTCCAAAAAAAGAAGGAGATAAATTTACTAGATGTAAAAACTTACTTGTATGTAATGCTTCTAAATCGATAAATTCAGGAGATACTTGTAGTGCTTTAACACAAGATGTAAATTCTGTACCTATTTTTAATGACAAATATAAACAACCATCTTCACCTGGTTTCGGTCCTGGATCAGGGTCTTTTACAGGATGTCTGGTTAATAATAAAGATAATTCACCTGGTATGTGTGGAGCTTTATCAGTAAATTGTAGACCAGGTAATTATTCTAGATTTGGAGACGGTGATGAACCATGTAGTCCATTTACTGCTTCAATTCCGGGCGCATATAAAACTTCACCAGGAACAAGTAAATATAATGCATCATTTGCATGTGCGGCGGAATATTTCTGGCCGGGAACAGGACTACCACCAAAAGATGAATATGGTAATTATTTACCTGTTGGGTGTATGCCGTGTATTAATAATAATGCATCCGGTTTACCAACATGTTCTCTTTACAGTCCCACAAAAAAAGCTCTCAGTCCAAGTATAGCTTTAGAACAAATTCAAAAGTGGTGTAATATCAGTATACCTAATAAAGCTGTTAGTGGTCTATCAGGTCCGTACCAGCCGTTAAAAAAAGGATCCGGTTTCATGAAACCATACTCCGACGGCAATAATGTTAATTCTAAATATTTAGTAGGCGATCCAAATATTATAAAAACATATTGGGACAGTAAAAATGGTAAGCCTAAATGTGCTCTAAATCTAAATTTAGATCCACAGATATGTCTTCATAATATAAATTTAATAGGTTATGATAAATACGGTGGTTTGAATGGCACGACGAATGAGGGTCCAGCGCAAACATGTGGCGATGTTGGTTCTTTAAGCAATTTAGATCCACAAGATGAACCTTATTGTCATTTTTTTTACGAAAAAGGTGGTAACAAGAGTTGTCAAAAATCAAACCAGTATTTAGGTGAAGCTTATGGATGTACTTCTGGTTCAACAATAAAAACAACCGATCATTGCGGAGCCCTCGGCCCTAATACTATTAATTATAATTAAAATATTAATTAAAATACCTAGGAAATCTAAATAATATTAATTTATAAATATTTAATATTATATATTATATTATATATGTATGAACATTTAGTTGGTCTTATATTATTATCATTAATTTTTATTATATCATTTTATATTATTCATAAATATAAATATTATAAATATCAGATATTTATTCCATTAGTTGTATCAGCTATAATAATTTATTTAATATATTATAAATCAAAAACAATTGAAGGAAATATACAAAAAGATATATTTGATGCATTTAATGAATCACTTCCAACAACAGATGAAATGGAATTTCCATTAAATAAATTCTCAAAAATATTGAAGATATTAACATCACAATTAACTAATCAAGAAAGATATGGTGAGAAACAACAATGTGAAGGTAATTTTGTTTTTAAAAAATTAACTAAAAAACCTTGTGGTCAAGGATTTAATGAAAGAATATATAAAATAACATCACCGGGTGATAACTGTTTACATACAGAATTATATAAAGAAAAAGTTCCATTGAGATTATGTAATTATGATGAAAAATGTAATATAGATATTGATTGTAAATCAGAAAGATGTGATAATGGTTATTGTGCTTTTGATTTACAATGTAATCCTGAAATGACTCAAACATGTGATTTTGATAGTTGTATGAACTTAAATGATAAAAATGATGATATTGATAATTATATTTATAAGAACGGTAATTGTACTGAAAATCCATGTAATGAAGATACATATGTAATGTGTAATGATTTAGATTGTGAAAATTTAGGATATGAATATAAATACAATATTCAAGATAGTGTATGTGAAAAAATGAATTTATCACAATCAGATCCAAATGTCGATATAGATGATTATAATGCACGATTAACTATTATGGAAAATTTAAAAGATAAATGGGATTGTTCAAATATACCCAGTGGTTGTGATATATGTGATAAAAATAATTGTTATGTAGATACAAATATTAATAATATAACAGGTGATATATCTGTAAAACAAGTATATACTGATAAAAATAATTATTATGTATATGATAATGGTATATGTAATGTAGATACATGTATAGTATATTCTAATGATGGTGAATGTATTCCATCAAAGTGTTCATAATCACAAATATTTTCCTCTAAGATATTGAAGAATCTCCATAAGAATAACACAATCCATTTTATTATATTCGATTATTTCGGATATTTCATTATATCGTTTGAGTGGTATATTTTTATCTTTTTGTAAACATAATTCTTTAAATTTAATCATGGCATCTAATCCATTATCAGTTTCTGACCATGTTGATTTAATCATACCATGTTTATACATATTTTTACCGATTGTTTTCAATGAAAAATTAAAACAATTTTTAATTATAATTGGTTCTTGTCTGTAATAATGTAATAAATCTATTAATAACATTTTGGGTAATTTAATATCTGGAAATCTTTTATGAATATTTTCAATATATGTTTTTTCAGCATGTCCCCAATGATATATTTTTATATTATCATATTTAGATATAAAATTAATCCAATTATTTATATTTTTCTTTTCAGATTCAATAGTTAATTCTTCAATAGTAAAATCTTTGAAAGTATATTCATTTTGATTCATAATAATTATACCAATAATACATATATTTGGTAATTCAGCGGCTTGATTATTATTAAAATAATTACCTTTTGTTTCTAAATTTAATACAGATTCTATATCTAATATAAATTCAATAGTGGAAGGATATAAAATTTCTTTAAAATCTCTTGATATATTTCTAGGTTCAATAATTAAATTATCATATTTATTCATATGGATAATTTTTTCTTGAATAATTCTAGTCGTTGAATCTTTTAATTCATATAAATTTGTTAATAAATATAAATTATCCCATGTATTTATACCTATATTTATTAATTTATTTCTATCATCATATGAAATTCTCCATATGAGTGTTATTTCTTTAATTTTTTCTGCTAAATGTTTTTTTTCAGTTTCCCAACAACTTTGTTTATTATTCATATTAGGATATAACTCGATACATGAAGGTTTAGGTAATAAAGTTAATTTATTTTCTTTTAATCTATTAAGCCAGTCAATACTCCTTATAACTTTTTCTCTAAAAATATCTTCAAAAATAACAAAACCTATATGATTTTTCTTTTCTAATAATTTATTATTATATTTATAATCTTTACCGAATAAAAAATAAAAATTATTTCTTTTAATATATTTTCTCAATGCGGAATTAAATGAATATAAAGAACATTTATTATAAAAAACATTATATGTATTACATATTTCACGACAACCGGACTTAAAATTCAATATTTCAGGAACTATATTAATTATTAAATATTCATTATTATGAATTATATCTAATGAAATATTAGTTATATCAGGAAAAATAGAAATAAATAATTTTTTTTTTATCATAATATCACATTTAACGAATAATTTATATTTATCAGATATTAATAATGGATTAATAATTAATGGATCATTATTATATATTTTTTTTATTGTTTGATCTATATTATTATATTTTGTGAATAATAAATCAGGATAATACTCACGTGATTTTTTTATAATATTATCTATAAAATCATTAATATAATCTGATGAAACTTTATTAACATATTTATTAAAATAATTATTAATATCTTGTTCAAAATTTAACGAATTATTTAAATGTGATTGTAATTTAAAATAATCACAAACAGGATCATTATTAATATAATTACGGAGTAATTTAAATTTTCTTATATCCGAAAGATACTCCATATTTTTAAATAATATATATTAAAATAAGATAATTAATTTATTTAATTCTTTTAGTTTTTTTCTTTTTAGATAATTTTTTAATACGAAGGTTTTTAGAACCTGATTCACATTCTACTTTTTCCCAAGAACCAGATTTTTCTGTTGTTTTTGGTATTATATCACTAATATTATGACCACCACCACTAGGTGCCGACATTAACCAATTATCTTTATCATGTTCATTGGTTATTGTATAATATGTTGGCATACCTATTGGTCTGACACAATCACCTACTTTCCAACTAAATGTTTCACCACCTTTATTTTTTAATTTATATTTGTTTTTAGATTTATTTTTAGTTTTTTTAGATTTACCACCGATTGTATCTTGGTCTCCTATATCAATAAATATGACATCTATTAACATATTTAAGAATGAATTAGGTAGTTCCATAATTTTTGTAGCATCATTTCTTGATATTTTTAATTTTGGGTCTAAAAATCTTTCAACATATTTTATTATAGACTTTAAATCTTTTTTATCTTGTTTAGAATAACAATTAATATATTTTTTTGCATTCATTAACCTATCATAAACACTCCTTATATAATATTTATCACTCATTATATATATTAATTATATATTAAATTTTTCTTTAATTTCAGGATAATCATTATTTAATATATTTTTAATTGGTTTAATTTTATATAAATCTGAAAATTTCATATATGTATCATAAGTATTTGGTTTATCAATATGTTCATTTTTAACAACTATATTACATAAATCATAAACACCTTCACTATTCAAATGATGATATAATAATATAATTGTCGTATCATCATTTAAATCTTGCATATTATATTTAAAAATTATATTGTGTTTTAATTTACTAGAAGTTTGTTCGGAATATTTACTAGATATTAATAAAAATCCTATATCAGGTAAATATTTATTTGTCAAATTACATAATATTTCTAAATCAAATGGAGATATTTTATAATTATCACTTATAATATAATCTTTCAGAGTATTTAATGATTTCCCATAATCAAAATACATTTTTATATTTTTAAGAAATTCTTTATCTTTTTTCTTTAATTTAATTTCAGTTAATATTTCTTGTTTTATTTTAATATAATTAATTAGATCACCACCTTCATTAAATAAATTATTAAAAGTATGTTCTAATGGTAAGAAATCTATATTTTTACCGAAATAAAACCATACAGATGCATCATCTTTAAATAATTTATAAATAATATTAGGTATACCATTTAGAATGGATGATATATTTTTAGGTTTACTATCAGAAACGGGTGTATCATTATTTTTATCATAAAAATTTATATCTCTAACAAATTGACTACTATATTTAAATATTTCATCTAAAAATTGATTATTATATTTAAGATAATTAAAAAATATTTCATCAGATTTTTTAGTTTTATATAAATCGCTGATACTAATATTATTTTGAAGAATATTATTTATAACATCAATGTCTTTGTGAATCATAAATAATTCAACAAATTTCCATATAATTTTATTTATTAATAATTTATTGTCATTTTTATAAATGGAAGTTTCTTTAACATATAATTTACATTTATTTTCATCATAAACGCATGGATAGCCACAATTACTTTCTTTATTATTATTAAAACATATAGAAGAATTTCTATCATTTATATGATCTTTAAATTGTTTGTCTGATAATACTTTAACTATATTATCTTTAAAATTATGAATCATATCATATAAATATTGTTGTTTATCAAAATTTATTAAAATATCATCATTAGATATTAATTTCATAATCTCTAAATAATTAACATCAATATAAATAGTATATAATCCTTTATATTTACTTTGTTTTATATCTCTTACAATACCTGATATATTTTTTGATAATTCTAATCCTGGGAAATAATAGTCTTTTTCTATAAAATTTAATGTTTTACCTTCATGATCTTTTTTAATTATTTTAAAAGGAAAAAAATCATCTACTATATATAATTTAGGTTGATCAGTGTAGAATTCTGATAATATTGTTTCATTTTTGAGATAAAATATAATATTTTGAATCATTAATGATGTAATATGATTAATATAACTTATATTAGCATTATATTTAGATCTACTATCATTTTCTGGTATAAATCTTTGAACATATTTATCTAATGTGTAAATATTTGTATTACCTAATATTGGTAGTTTTAACATAGTTGATTTATTGTATTCAATGGGTTCAATTGGTATATAACTATCATTTTTTAAAACAATATTAACTAATTTACCACCTTCTATAATTAATCCAGATGGTTTCATATATCTTTTTAAATTTTTAATATCTTCATCAGTTGTATATTTAATATATTGTCTATATGAAGGTAATTTATCATCAAAATCATATATTAATTCTAATTTAATATCTTTATAAGATTTTAATATATTAGTTGGTACAATTGGGAATATACATTTATCTTCTGTTATTATATGAGATATTTTACAATAATTATCAACTAATAAATATTTGGGTTTATATTTAGGATATATTTCATTTATACATGATACTAAATCTAAATCATCTTTATGTTCTCTTATATAAATACTATTAATAGATATATTCACCCCTGATAATATATTATTTATATATTTATTAATATCTTTATTTTTACAGATATTATTTTTTAAATCACTATCTATTTTATTAGGAATATCTGATTTATTATAATAATATATTGGTTCATAATAATCATTATATTTATATATAAAATTATAGGTAACATCATGTGATAAATCATATTTATTTAATGGTAAACGTAAATTAATACTTTCATCAGTATTTTCAAATATCATATAATTTTTATTGGTAATTTCGCATATTAATGGTATTAAATATTTATAATCTTTTTTTTCATTACTTAAAAGATATTCAATATAATTCTTTTTAGAAATAATTAGATCATAAATAAATTTTACATTATATTTATTTTCAGTTTTATTCATATAGTTTGTGAATCCATTAACAAATTTATAAGCATTATCTGTTGATACTTGATTTATATTATTTATATTTATTTTTTGAGAAGCTAAATACTTAATAAATTTACTAAATGATTTATTTATTGATGTTATATGAGTTTTTGGTATATTTATATTAGTGAATTGTTTCTGATATTTTTTTATATAATCTAAAAAGAAAATAATATCATAAGCATTGTATTCTTCATTTTTAAATAATTGAACAATATTTCCTTCACCAAGTTTCATAAATAAGAACAGAGAATTATCATCGGTTAATTTAGGCATAATTATTTCATTTATGTAATCCATATGATTATTTAACAAGAATAATTTCATTTTGGAGGTAATATCTTTACCTTCTTTTTTAATATCAGAAATAGTTTGTTTAACATCTTTCATACTCATAGTATATGGAAGATTTGTATAATTTTTAATAATTCTTTGTTCTAATACTATTTCATCGGCTTTATCTAATATATCTTTATAATTTTTATCTAAATTCGCGAATGAATATATTAACGAATTATTATTTTGTTTAACACCATATTTTATAAATCCACCAAGAGGATTATCTTGTAGAGTTTCATCATGATTAAATAATTTTTGTAATTTTACATGAACATGACCAAATAAATTTACATTACAAGGAGTTAAATTAGATAATAATATTTTATTTGTATCTGCTTTTTTCTGAGTTATTACAGGTTTTTCACCTTTATTTTTGAAACAACATGGTAATCTATATCCATCAATATTATATTTTTCATTAATAAATCTAGGTTCTAAACGATTAACATACATTTGATATATTTCATCTAAATCTTCATGGGAAATATTATACTTTCCAGAATATATTTCTTTATAAAATTCATTAATATCTAGTTGTAGTAATCTTTTTTTATTTTCTGCATCAGAACCTCTTATTTTGGAAATAATTACTTGTTTTAAGTTATCATTAGATAATTCTTTCCAAAAATCGTGTGTTTTTGTATTACCTTGTCTATCAATAATAAATTTATCGGTTTCACCTCTAAAATTTAAACTAACAATATTATCTAAATATTTATGTATATCTCGCGGATGAACTGGTACTTTTCTAGATATATCCCAATATTTAGGACATATATAATTTATATTTGTACCATCATCTATTCTATTTTGTGATAAACTTACTGAATATGATTTTAAACCTTCTTTATAATTAACACTATCAGAAGTTAATTTAGATTTCATTTTATCTAATGGTAATGCCATATATTGTTTTTTTTCTGAATAAGTTAAGGGAACTTCTTCATTTTTAGAATTTAATTTAGTGGCAGTTAATAATATATCATTTTTATTTATTTGTTCTAATTTACGATCAGATAATGGTATGGGCATTCTGGAACCTTCATTATTTGTACATCTTTTTGAATATTCAACTTTTTTATTTGGTTTATAAAGATCTTTATCAGCATTTTTAAGTGAATTTAAATATGACCACGAATCTTTACCTTTATTTATTTTGAAGTTTTCTTTTTCTGAACTTGTATCAGAAGAAGTTCCACCACCACTAGAAGAAGCATCGGATATATCATCTATATTAATAGAACCACTATCAGATGATTCACCACTACTGTCTTCTTCTTGTGAATGATCAACTAATTCAATAGCTTGTAAATTATCTTGTAAATCAATAATATCTTTTTTGGCATTATTTTTCATAAATAATTGTTTTAATGAAGCATTTAATTTATCAGAAACAAATAATGAATATAATTTCATGAATATTTTAATAAACCATATTATTCTATCTAATTCATCTAAACTTTGAACATTATAAATTTGGAATCTAATATATTCATCTAAATATTTATTTATAATTATTTCAGATCCAGTTTCTTTTGTTTGAATCGAATAAGATTTTTTATCAGAATCAATAGATTTTTTTTCATTCCATTTTTTAAATTCTCTTGTTGCATCAGCCATATTTAAATTAGTTCTTTCATGAATTAATTCGATAAACTCAGATGGTTCTAATGCTGCTTGTGGATCATATAAAACATTAATAATAGATTGAATTACATCCATACTTTCATAATTATTTACTCTTCTATAATGAACTAAAATATCATCACTTTCTAAATGTAAATCCATTTTTTCTTGCATAATTCTAAAATGAGTATAAAAATTTCCTAAGAAAATTAATAAATTCTTTTTAAGATATTTTGATACACCTTTATTATTAACAAAATCACTCATAGGGAAAGATATAACACAATTTGTAAATTGCATAATAGGTTTAACTAATTCAGGTTTAAAATCTGTTATATAATTCATATGAGGTATAATATTTTTTGAAGATATTCTATATCTATTTATTCCGTCAATTAATTCATTTGCTTTATCAACTACATGTTTCATAGTAGTCTTATCCACAGGTGAATCATAATAATTATTTATAAATAAATCTATATTACCTTCTTTATATAATACAAATGAATAATATAAATTTACATCAGATAAATATGATTTTATTATGAAACAATTTTTTGGTTGTTCAAATGTTGGTATATATCCTAAATTTAAAGGAATATTTATATTATCTTTATAATCTTTTATCAAACGATTACATATATCTTTATCTAATATTTTAGAAGAATCAGATAATTTTAATTTAAGTTCTGGTTTATATATTTTATAATAAGTGTGTTCATGTTCGCCTAATATTAATTTCGTAATTAAATTCTGAGAATTTAATGGAAAATCTGAAAATAATTTAATTATATTAATATAATTTTCTTCATCAGGAATGAAATTAAATTTTATTAATTTTGAATTAAATGATGATTCATCTAATATGTTTTTTTTATTATCCTCCAATATTTTCATTATTTTATCATTACTATCAATTAATTCATTTATTTTAATATGATTATCTTTTCTGTATTGAACATTTTCTTTTGAATCATAATCCATTATATATGCTTTTTGAATATTAGGGAAATATTTATATACAACTTGAAATATAAATGGATCTGTAATATCTTCTCCATAAAGATCTAATAATTCTTTCAAAGAAAAATAATATATATGTTTTATGGGAAAATTATTTTCAAATAATTCATGTAATACATTATTAATTAATACATTTTTACGATTTCCTAATTGATCTACAAAATTATTATCAGAATAATCCGATAATTTTAATTTATTATTAGATATTATCTTGTTCATTAATATACTTGGATCAGGATAATTAAATCCGACGGGATTATAATCATCAGTACAAGCAAAAATTTCATTTACAGGTGTATCTTTATAAAAATTAACAGATATTTTATTTAATATTGTTAAATTTGTATCATCAGGATATATATTTTTTAATGATTTAGAATCACCTGATATTAAAGAATTAAAATTATATTCAGTATTTACATCATTTAATGAATATAACATATATATAATATATATTTTAAAAAAAAATATTAAATAAATGATTAAATTATAAATTATTTAATAGGGATACTATCTTTTGAATAGTAACAACGCTGATATTAGTATTTTCTGATATTACTTTTTTTGAAATTTTAATATCATTATTACTTACATAGTAATATATAAAACTTGCTGCTAAACTTCCAGGAGTACATGAAGATAAATCAGTATAATATTTATCTGTAAATTTTTCTGCTACAATGATTATTTCTTTTATTTGCTCCATATTTAAAGATATATTATTACAAAATCTAGTTATTAAATCTATTGAGTCTACTCTATCAGATTTAACTCTACTTGTTAATTTATGAACTCTTAGGATTTCATTTACATTTTTAATACCTTTCGTAATAATTTTTGAATCACAATCAAATATTTTACTTATTTCTTTACTTGATCTGGGACATCCTTCATTCTTACAGGCCATAAATACACATGCTGCTATAATACCTTTACGGTTTGATCCTCTTGATATTTTTTTAGATGAAATGTGTTTATATATACTTTTTGATTCATCAACAATTTTTTCATTGATGTGACCTCTTTTACACACATCAGCTATGTGATTAAATACTGTTAACATTGATCTATCTTTGTATGTCATTGAAGAATAATTATTCATTTGTTGAATTAAACGAAAATTATATTTTTGATAGTGATTACCTTGAACTATTGAACCCAAGTTTGTATCTGGTAATAGTTCAGATACAGGCATTCCATGACAAGATGATGACATTTTATTATCATAACATTTTTCTGGTAAATAACTAATATTTTCTATATTAGTACCACATATACGACATAAAACTTTTTCTTCACAAACACTGTGATTATCCATATCACCACAACATTGATTAATAATTTTATTATCTTTTACGGGAATATTATCATTGTAAACATCTAATTCGTTTAAATAACTTTCCATATACACTATATGTAAATATTTTTATTTTTAAATAATTTAATAATTATCAAATTTATTTATTTATATAAGAAATATATAAACAAAAACCATCTCTTAAATTGAGTAAAAAATATTCAACCAGAAGAAAACCATTGAAAAACTACAAAAATTAAATACACCAAATCATACCCCAATCTTTTTTTATAATCATTTTTGATAATTTACTTTTAACGGATGATAAATCTTCAAAATTATTGTAATTCGGGTAAAAAGTATAATTATCACCCATTTGGATGTAGAATTTAGTAAATCCTAAAGTAAATAAATAGTTCAAACATTTGTATGTAATATCATTTGTTTCCGAAGCCCATTCAAAACAAAGACGATCAACTTTTTGTGTCAATGATTTTATACACTCATACTCCCCACCTTCAACATCTATTTTGATTAAATTTGGTTTCCCATATTGCATTATTAAATCATCAATAGTTTTTGTTTTACAAATTATTTCTTTATAATTATAGTTGAAAAATCTAGATTTTGAATCAGTTAACCAATCCTTATTTAATGTAGACAAAACATCTGAATCTGCGTGATAAAATTTTATATCCATTCCATTATTATCACAAATTGCATAATTAAGTAAATTTACTTTACGATTCTTGCATTTCTTTTTTAATTTTTCAAATGTATATGGTGAAGCTTCTATTGTAATTATTTTATCATATTTATTAAGATTTGCATCTGTCCATCTTCCAATATTAGCCCCAATGTCAAATACTAAAGTTTTGTGTTGGTTCAATACAATAGTGTCCCAATCATTATTTACAACTGTTCCTAATGAACCACCAGCACCTTGGTACCATCCTTCAACACCGCCAATACGCCCATCCCCGCCATTGTTCTTGTACCAATGTAATGCTTTGACTCTAGGATCAGAATTTGCTTTTTCTAATGCATATTCTAAAGTGATTCCGTTGATTTGCCATATTTCTTCGAAACAACGGACATTCTTGAGTAAATCAAAATTATTTTTAATTCTAATATATAAAGCATCCCCCCATTGAGCATTTGTCCAAACTGTTTCGACTCTTACATAATTGTATTCTGATAAATATTCATCAATTTCATGTACAAGAGCACAGTTTTTATATACGTAATCTTTATTTACCTCAAGATAGACATAATCAAAATAATTAAGTAAATCACCCATTCCTTTCAATGCCATTAGCTCTGCTCCTTGAATATCTATATTCAAAAAGTTTGCAAAATTCTTAGGTATTTTATCTTGATTATACATTGTATCAATTCTACTATTATTTACTTCAACAAAATCATTATATTTTATGGATGGATAACTTTTAGCATGTGTTCCTAGTTCTAAAATTGAGGATGATTGACCATTATTTGCTATATTTAATTTTGTTTTCCCCTGGTCTGTGTCGCAACAAATAAAGTTTTTAATTATTCTACTTTTATCAACCCTTAAATTTTGTTCTACTAATTCTGGGTTTGCCTCTACCCAAATAATCTGACTGTTTTTCAGTCCATATTCATTGTATACTTCTAGTTCTTCACAATTATGAGCACCTATATGTAAAATTCCGTGAATTTTCATGTTATATTTTTTAGTTATTTTACTAAATGGGATTAACATTATATTAAATTATATTATATTATAAGATATTTTAATTTTTAAATAATTATCAAATTTATTTATTTATATAAGAAATATTTTTAAAATTTACTGGGTTTTTATTAAAACTATTTTCTTGTAAATCATGATAAGCCTCAAACCATTTTAACCAATATTTTTTGGAATAATTATCACCACATTTATATAATAGTGAATTAACTAACCATGGTTTGTCTGATAATATATAATGAATAACATATATATCTTCTTCATCAATAATATTATTTTCAATAAAAAAATCTATTG